AGCTAGTTTATTAAGCTTTAATTCTTCAAGGTTTATTTCACGTTTGATAGGTTTATTACCCTCTTTAATCCACTTTAATATTTCTTGATACGCTCCATTGTCTTCAGCCTTAGGAACAAACATATCATCATTTACTATATAAATGTTCCCCTCTTCTACGACTTTTTCTATTAGCATTTTTAGTTTCCTTTCTTTTAAAAATCTGCGTCAATCGTAATGTTATCTACATAAGCAAAAGAATTTTTTATTTTTGTTCTAAACAATACGCCGTCTTTGTTTAAATTCTTAAGACTGTCGTTTATGATATAAATACCGTTTACGACATCGCCTTTTTGTATTCCATACCCTGCATCGACGTCGAAATCTATTGTTGGGTTATCTATTCTTTTTTGGACTTTATATAAAACATCAAGAAAATATTCTAAATTATCTGTTTTTATAGAAGAATTAAAATGCAGTCTCTTTCTAATTCTCTCAAAATATCTTAAACAAGCTTGTCTATCTGCTTCTTCGCCGCCGCCATAATTCACAAATTTAGTAGCTTTAGTTCCTTTTTCAAGTTTAATGTCTTGAATAAAGACTCGCTCATTTATTTCGTCCCCAAAATCTATTTTAACCGCCAAAGCATATTTTGTTCTGTCAAAACTTGTATCCTCTTTTATAAATTCCCAAAAGTTAGGAACTTGTAAAGTAACAGAATAAAATTCCGTGGTGGTTGTAATATTTAGGTCTTTCACGACTGGCTCCATTATACGTTCAAATCTTCCTTTAACAGGTTGTATGTGGACGGATATTATTTTGTTCTTTTCAGCTCTTGCAGAAAATGATATAGTTACATATTCTAAAATATTAAATTTTGTTATATTTTCTATGAACTGAACTAATTGTATATTACTAGAACCTGCCGTTTTTTTCAGTCCGGCAGGTTTAACCACTTTAGAGTCATAGACGCCGCCTTCCCATTTTAAATCATTAACGCTACTAAATATTTGCCACCTATCTATCAAATAATCACCAATGCCCTTGTTGCGTAAGAAGTAAAATTCATTATCATATCTTTCAAACGAGCAAAAATTACCGTTCATTAGTAAGTTAGGGTTGGCTATTCCGTTGTTTAAATTATTTAGCACCTCATTGATTTGCATCCTCACCTCTCGCCCTGTGCCATTTTTAATATCTATTGCCATTTTAATATCCTTTCGCAAAATAGTTAAATTCTCGCACTACAGCGATACCATTCTTGTCTATAATTTTTATCATAAATCCTCCTTTGGTCTGGTTTGATAAAATAGCGTCGTCTCCTGCGACTGCATTTAATATCGTAATCTGAACTTTCGGCGCTACGCTAAAATTAGTCTTGTAAAGAATTCCTGTTTCGTTATTAGTGCTTATCTCGCTTCCGCTTTCAAATTTATCAGGCACATCTATTTCATAAGAATATTCGCTAACTATTGGGGAAGTAAATGTGTCTTTACTGCTTAGAACTAATCGCATTTTAAACGCCTTGGCTAGATAACTTACGCCGTTTTTAAAAGGTTTATATCCGCCAAAATTCACGCCATCTATACTTAGCGCTATTTCCTCTGCTACTCTTATTGTGTCATTTTTAAAGCCATCAAAATTTATCAATTCATCTACATTGGGTACCGCATCAAAATCACTTAAAATATTTAATCCGCTATATTTTAGGGATGAAGTTATCCTACAAGACGATGGAGCACTTAGAGTGCAAACGTTTGGACTATCATAAACCCCGCTTGAAACAAATCCCATAGGAATATCAAACATTGGCGCATTATCTAAATTTGGAACATCATCAAACAAACCAATTCCTAATACCAATTCTCCATCTAAATTTGTTGTTTTGTTCTTAGCTCCTATCCAGCCAGTATGTTCTATGCTTCTAAAAATCACGTTTTTTTCTAATATATTTGTTTCATCTATAATAAATAAAACAGGAGTAGTGTTTGTTATTTTAAATTCGCCTGTAGTGACATAAAAGGCTTTTATCATATAAGTTCCGCTACTAAAAATTCTTGCGCTTTCATCTTCTGTAATAACTATTAACTGGCTATTGTCCCAATTTACCCCTCGTCTTATTTCATAGTTTATTTTTCTATTAAGGCTATTTACTTCAGACCAAACTACGTTTAAAGTGTTATTTTCGTAAAATGTATTTATATTATTAGGGCTTTCTAAATCAGCCGTTACCGCCGTTACGCTAGAGGCTTGGCTTTTTATATTGCTAGTATCTACCGCATAAACATCATAAGCTGTTTTATTATCGGTTATTGGTGTTATAAAATTTAATTCTTTGGTAGAACCTAAAAATACACCGTCTTTAAAAATATGGAATTCCTTAAAATCTAAAGGCTTATCGTTATATTCCCAGCTCAAAAGCCAATCATTTGTTAATTCGGTAGATGTTAAATTTTTTACGCTTTGCGGCGGGGCAAGTTTGCCTACCGGTTTATAGACTATACTCCTAGCGCTTCCATTTGTATCGCTTACCTTTATATTGTAAATTCGATCATCTCTTGCATCAAATTCAAAATTACAATCATAGACTTTAGTTGTTTTTCTTTTATGAGAATAGCCGTAATTTACAAAATAGCTTAAACTCTCTCCGCTCCAAGTAAGTGCAACTTTAGTTATAAGTTTGCCGTCTTTGAGCTCTAAATAATCAGTTGCTCTTAAATTTTTAATTCCAAATGATGAATAATCCGTAACGCTTATATTTTCCCTATCGTCGTAAATATCCTCGTTGTATTCTATCGCCGTAATATGGCGCGTAAATTCGCCCGAAGTAGCTATCTTTAAAATTCGGTATAATTTAGAAGCCTTATTAATCTCGCCGAATGCGTAGTTGTCGTATTTTCTAAAGACGCTTCCGTTTAAATTCAGCCTTAGTTTATTCGGAGCTAGGATTTCTAAAATCTCAAACTCTTTGATCTCGTTTACGTCGTTTTTGATTTGAATAGCGTATTTTACGCCACCTACGGTATCTAAATCTCTATCTAAAATAACGAAATCCGCGCCGCTATCTTCTAACAACCTACCGCTAAAGCCGTATTGAGGCGTATCGTGGCTAACTTTGATAATATCGCCGTATCTGCAAACTAGGCTATCTTTGTCGGCTTCAAACTCTATCGTCTCGGTTAAATAGCGGTTGCAATTTAAAGTAAAGCGTCCGTAAGCCCTAGCCTGAGCCTCGTCCGTGCAGCCCACCAGCGTAACGGAGCTTTTATTGCTTACGCGCGAATTATCGGCGGCTATTTGTCCGACCGAAACGACGGAAGGCTCGTAATCTTTATTTTTATCGTAATAAGTTATCTCGATAAAATTCGCCCTATCTACCAAAGGGAGGAAATTTTGCTTAAACGTATCGCTTAGTATATTTCCCATACCGAACAAAAAGCTTTGAGCGGGAATTAGCCCCGCTTTTTCTATTATTACGTCGAATTTAGAACCCGCTTGAAGCACGGACGC